CCAGGCCGACAAGCTCGGGGGCGCTACGCGCCCCCAGCAGGGGCGCGCGGCGCCCCCACGCGGGGCGCGACGCGCCAGAGATAGAGGAGATAGAAGTTCTTCTTCTTCCCCCCCAGTCGCTGCGCAACCGGAGCCGGACACCGGCACCCCCGGCTGGCCCACGCTCCGGGAGGCCTGGCGGGCCGGGACGGGCCGGCCCTGGAAGCTCCCGGACCCGCCGGACCGGGTCGCCGACCGGCTGGCCGAGCCTGGCTGGTTCGAGAAGGCCCTCGCGGCGATCGAGGCCCTGCCGAGGTGCCGCTACTTCTCGGACCCCGTGACGCTGCCGCAGCTCGTGGCCGAGGGCTTCGTGGACAAGGTTCTCGGGGGCCAGTTCGACAACCCGAGGCGAGCGGCCGCCGGGCCTGGCCGGCCGGACGACAGGCCGCCGGCCCAGGGCTGGAGCGGTGACGACGCTGCCCGGTTCGCGGCCACGAAGGCGGCCCTCGCCGCGAAGATCCGGCAGGAGGGGGCAGCATGAGCACCCGTCGGATCCTGCGTCTGATCGGCAAGCTCCAGCACACGGAGCGGGACAACCTCCAGAAGATCGCCGACATCGAGGCGGCCGCCTGCCAGGTCGAGGCGACCGGGAACCTGGATTACGGGGCCGCGCTGCGGATCCTGGCGGACGCCTTCCGGGGGGTCGACCGAGAGTTCACGCGGGCCGCCGTGAAGGCCATCCGCGAGCTCCAGGAGGCCCACGACTTGTAACTTCAGCGGCGGCCCCGGCGGGGGGACAATGGGCGCGGCTCGACCCCCGGGAGGCCGCCCATGAAGACCCTCGATCTCGACGATGCCTGGGGACCGGACTGGGACCAGGAGGAAGGCGACGGGCTCCTCGTGGAGTTTCTCCGGTGCTGACCCAGGAGCAGCTCGCGCACATGGCCGCCGCGGCGTTCGCTCCCCACGAGGAGGACGTCCCGGAGAAGATCTGGGTCTCGGTCTACCAGGGCACGCCGTTCGTTCGCGCGGCCTGGGCCACGGGCCTGACCTGCCGGCGGATCGAGCGTCTGGAGGTGCTCCAGACGGACCTCTCCGAGACGTTCGGAGTCGATTTCACGGCGGTCGCCTACTGGCACGACTACTCGTGGGCTGACGTGGACGCCCGCGAGGCGGCCCTCCAGCGGGTCCGCTAGGGCATGGAACCAGGCCGGCCGGTCCCCACGCTGGGGGCATGAAGGTCGTCCTCGACATCACGGTTCCCGGCCAGCCGGTCCCGCAGCCCAGGCCCAGGCTCTCGACCTGGGGAGGCCGGGCACGGGCCTACACGCCGGCCGACCACCCGATCCACGCCTATCGCCAGGCGGTCGAGCTGCTCGCGAAGGCCTCGGGGCCGGGGGCGACGGACGGCGGGTTCTCGGTGGAGATCGAGGCCGTCTACGCCAGGCCGCCGAGCCACTGGACGAAGACGGGGCTCGCGTCCGGAGCCCCAGCCCATCCCGGCCGCAACCTGGGCGACTGGGACAACGTGGCGAAGGGTGTGCTCGACGCGATCACGGACGCCGGGACGGTGTGGCACGACGACGCCCAGGTGATCGAGGCCGCGGTCCGGAAGCGGTTCGCGGCACGCAAGGAGGAGGCCCGGACGCGGGTGATCGTCCGGAGGCTGTGATGGCCGAGCTCCCGCCACAGTGCCGTCCGCAGCTCCTGACGCCCGACCAGGAGCGGATCGTCCGAGAGGCCCTCCTGGCCGGCTCGTCCCGTGACGAGGCCGCCTGGCTGGCTGGGATCTCGCGTCGCCGGCTCGACGCGCGGCTCCGCGATCAGCTCCGCGACGTTCGCGTAGGCCAGGGCCGGGGCGGCGGCGCGAAGGGGCGGGAGCCACCGAGCCCCGAGGAGATTGAGCGGATGTGCGAGGCGATCCGGTCGCGGTGGACGGACGCGATCCGTGCCCAGCGGCGCCGCAACTTCACCGGGCAACTACCCGAGGGATAGGTTCACAGCATGGCAACCGTGTCGCAGCTCCCGGGTTCGCTGAACGTCGCCCTCGTGCGCGGGGACGAGTTCTCGACCACGGTCGACGTACAGCTCGAACTCTCCGGCTACCAGTTCGCCGCCGAGGTCTTCTCCCTGCTGACCGGTGAGCAGCTCCAGGTGCCGAGCGTGGCCTACGTCGGGCCGGCACTCGATTCGCTCGGGAACCCGGTGGCCGGCTGGTCGCGACTGAGCGTGGCGATGTCGGAGACGCAGACCGCCGCGATGTCGACGGGGACGTATGGGTTCCGGATCGCGTGGACGGCTCCAGGCGACGCGAAGCGGACGGCCCTGGCCGGCGTCTGCGAGGTGCGGGCATGACCGTTACCGTCGTGGCGACGGAGTCACCGATCAAGGTGGTCGCCGCTGGCGACGGAGTGGCTGTAACGTCGCCCACGACGAAGATCCTCACGACGGTGTCCGCTGGTGCGGGACCGCAAGGCCCGCAAGGGCCGCAGGGTCCGGCCGGCCCCCAGGGCGAGCAGGGGGCCGCAGGCTCCACCGGCGCGACAGGGGGCCAGGGGCCGCAAGGACCACAGGGCACAAAGGGAGACACTGGTGCCACTGGTGCCACTGGTGCCACTGGTCCGGCTGGCCCGAAGGGCGACACCGGCGCGACAGGTTCCACTGGGTCGACCGGCGCGACCGGCCCGGCTCCGTACACGCTCCGCGGCCCGTGGGACAACTACACGGTCTATGGCGTGGGCGACGCCGTGACCCACCAGGGTTCCCTGTACTGGCTCCCGACGACCGGCGGCTGGACGATTGGCGGCGCGCCGCCGGGATACAACTGGGCGCTACTCGTCGCCAAGGGCGACCAGGGCGAGACCGGCGAGACCGGCGAGGCCGGCGCGACCGGCGACACGGGGCCGCAGGGCGAGGCCGGGCCTGCCGGTCCGCAGGGCGACACGGGGCCGCAAGGCGCGACGGGTCCGCAAGGCCCGCAGGGAGAAGCAGGCCCGCAGGGTTCCCAGGGGCCGACCGGCCCGCAGGGTGAGACTGGACCTCCCGGGACGACGACCTGGGCCGGCATCACGGACAAGCCCTCGACGTTCACGCCGTCGTCCCACACCCACGGCAACGTGACGAACGCCGGCGCGATCGGGTCAACGCCAGACCAGATCGCCATAACGACTACGGGCGGAGTCCTGACAACTACCCCGACGCTTTACGAGCACCAGGTCTACGTCTCCGACATGGGGACGGGGAATTTCGGCACGGACGACCAGCTCGGCTACGTCATGCAAAACATCGACGGCGCGCTGAACTACACGAACGGAACCGTCTCGTCGCTGAGTGGCACGGTCTCGACGGCCACGACGAATATCTCGACGCTCCAGACCTCGGCAACGTACCTGCCGGGATATGACGGGATCGCGGATGCGGACGATTGGGTCTCGCGAGTCTCGACCGCCGGAGGATCCGTATCGACCGCGACACGCGCGGCCGTTACCCGTTTTTGTGTCGCGATGCAGGCGGCCGGGCTGCGGTCGAAAATCTGGAGGCTGAACGCCTTCTGTGGGTCGTCGCTGACGGCGGCCCTCGTGCCGATCTACCGAGGCCCGAGTCGGACCGGGACGCAGTACGGCGGCACCACGGACACCAATAATAATTTCGTGTCGGGGTCCTACGCCGAGGCCACAGGCCTGACCGGCAACGGCACGACGCGCTACCTGACGCTCGGCACGTTCGCGCAGCTCCGGACGAGCTGGGCGACGGGTCACATCGGGATGGACTACACCGGCGCGGATGCACCAAACCGCTACCTAATCGGTGGATTCTTCAACGAACCAATAACGAGCCCACGAGGTTGGTATCTAGTCTGGGGCGGCACGACCTACGGCATAACTAGCGTGTTCGGCAACCCGACTAAAAGCGGGTTCACGCAAACCGCAAACCTCAAAATCGTGAACCGGAGCTCATCGACGAGCCTCTGGTTTTATGAGGCGGGCGAGCGGGTCTCGACCGAGACGACGACGACGAACACATCGACCGAGCAACCCCTCGGGCAATTCTGCATTATGGCCGCGAGCTATACGAACGTATCCGGCGGCGTCGCTACAACCTCGGTGAACGGATACGCGCCAGCCGTCGGAACGTGCCGCGGATACACGATCGGCGACTCGTTCACCCAGTTCCAGGCCTACGCCTTCGGTGCCGCGTGGCTCCGCCTCCAGCAGGAGCTCGGCCGATGACGCTGGCAGACCTGACGCTCCCCCTGGCCTACGAGATGGCCGTCGACCTGGCCCTCGTGTTCGGCGGCCCGATCGCCGCGCGGCTCGCCGAGATCCAGGAGCAGCACGGCAGCCCGTCGCTCCACGTCTCGCCCGTCCGGCTGACCGACGGACGCTGGATGTGCTGCGCCGACCTGCTCTCCGAGGTCGGCCCCGGCGGCCTGCTGGCCGAGGGGTTCTCGCACCTGGACCGGAGCCGGCTCGCCGAGATCGAGGTCGTCCCGATGTCGGTCGCCGTGGCCCTGATCCCGAGACTGCCCGAGGCCCCCGTCGATGCCTGAAGCGATCCCCAGGTGGAAGCCTTCGCGGCTCAAGTCCCCGAGGACCAGGGAGCAGGCCCACTACACGACGGCGGCCTGGGCGGCCATCCGCCGGGCTGTGATCGTCCGCGACGCTGCGACCTGCCGCGTCTGCCGCCGCGTCGTCGAGGGCCGCGAGCTGCACGTCGACCACATCCTGCCGCTCGAAGACGGCGGCACCGACGCGATGACGAACCTCCAGGTCTTATGCCGCGCCCACCACTCGCAGAAGACGATCGCCGAGCAAAGGCGGCGTGGATACATCGCGTGAATCGCATCTGGAGAAGCATGGACTCAAGAAAACAGTCGCCCAGTTTGGGTGAATGGAATGTACGGAAGCCTGCGGAACACCACCGCCGAGATGCATCGGGTGCGGAGTTGCGCTGTGCAAGAAGGGACGCGCAGGCAGCCAGCCTCGATGGTGCAGTGCGTGCAAACGGCGCAGGTACTGGGAGCGCCACAAAGCAACGCTCTACGACTTTACGTGCTGTGGCTGCGGCGTCGCGGCTCAGGCGCGAGGCAGCAGGATACGAAAGCTTTGCGACGAGTGCCGCGCTCTGCGGATCACAAAGCCGTCGGTGTGCATTCACTGTGGGATGCTTTTCAAGCGAAAGCACAAAGGTGGTCGCGACAAGGTGAAGTATTGCGGCAATAGATGCGCAGGCGCGGCGAGGTCGGAAAAGTGGCGGAGTGTAAACGAACAAAAGAGACTCGCATCGCTACAGAAGAAACTAGATCGGCAGGCCGTACGGGACGCTGCTTTGGAGAGAAAGGCTTCGCTCCGGCTTTGCAGGGACATAGCAAGCTGGGCGTGGGAATGGGATTCGGAGGACAGGAGGAAGCGCATACGGCGCAGAAAGAAAGGGCCAGGATCCAAAAAGCACACCACTCGGGCGAAAAAGCGCGGGCTGCCGAGGAAGTATGGGATCACGCTCAACGCTGTCGGAGACCGAGACGAATGGATATGTCAGCTCTGCGGCGAAGCCATAACGGACCCGTCGTCTCGCGTGGGGCCTGAAGCGCCATGCATAGATCACATTGTCCCGTTGAATCATCCTGAAAACCACAAGCACGGCCATGTGTGGGACAACGTCCAAGTCGCCCACAGAAAGTGCAACGAGCGGAAGGGTTGCCTGCTGCAAGATCCGTCGCTGCTTTTTGCCGACAGCCCGCGATCTCGCGTGAAGTCGTCCGATGCGATACTCGCCACCGGGGTGGGGTATGCCGATATTTCGGAATTTTGTTCCTAGTCACAAGGCCCCTTTGCGCCAATTTCCGGAGGTTTTCGCAAGGGGGACAGCGTTGCCTCGGCCAGGGCGGCCAATACGTTGAACCTGGAGGCCCACGATGCAGATCCGCGACCGAGTCCGAGAACTTCGCCGAGTCCGTGCCGGCGATCTCACCCCAAACCCGAAGAACTGGCGGACCCACCCGAAGGCCCAGGCCGACGCCCTCCGCGGGATCCTGGCCGAGGTCGGATACGCCGACGCCCTGCTCGCCCGCGAGCTGCCCGACGGGTCGCTGATGCTCGTCGATGGTCACCTGCGAGCCGAGACCACGCCCGACCAGGAGGTCCCGGTCCTGGTCCTCGACATCGACGAGGCCGAGGCCGACAAGCTGCTCCTGTCGCTCGACCCGCTCGCGGCCCTGGCCGAGACGAACGCGGTCGCCCTCGACGCCCTGCTCCGCGAAGTCGACACGGGGAGCGAAGGGCTCCAGCAGATGTACGCGGACCTCGCCGAGGCCGCAGACCTCTACCAGGACGGCGCGAAGGAGATCGTCGAGGACGAGGTACCCGAGCCGCCGGCCGATCCGATCACGAAGCCGGGCGACCTGTGGATTCTCGGAGAGCATCGTCTGCTCTGCGGCGACTCGACGAAGGCGGAAGATGTCGAGCGGCTGATGGCTGGGGCGAAGGCGGATCTTTGCTTCACAAGCCCTCCCTACGCCAGCCAGAGGAAGTACGACGAGTCGAGTGGGTTCAAGCCCATCCCTCCAGACGATTACGTCTCATGGTGGAAGTTGATACAGGAACTGGCGGAGCTAGCGCTAGCGGCTGACGGATCCTTGGTTGTCAACATCAAAGAGCATGCGGAAGACGGTCAGCGACACCCGTACGTGAAGCGAATGACTCTGGCGATGATCGACGATTGGGGGTGGAAATGGGTCGATGAATACTCTTGGATAAGGCAAGGGATACCTGGAAGCGCTGAAATGATGGGGAGATTCCGAAACGCCTGGGAGTCCGTGTTCTGGTTCTGTAAGGGCCAGCCGATATTCAATCCTCGTGAGGTGATGCACGAATCGGAAGGTGCCTTTAAGTACAAAGATCAGATCGCCGCAGGGAAAACAATCGGCGCAAAAAACCAAGGCAAAGGGCGTTCTTCAAACTCTCCGGTGGGACACGGAAGCGGAATGGCCTACCCTTCAAACGTGCTCGACATGAAACACAAGGCCGATACAGTCGGGCACTCCGCTGCCTTCCCTGTTCAGTTGCCAGCGTTTTTTATCAAGGCTAATTCAAATGCTTCTGGAGTTGTTTACGAACCCTTCTGCGGCTCCGGCACCACGCTAATCGCCGCCGAGCAACTCGGACGCAAGTGCTACGGCATGGAGATCAGCCCGCAGTATTGCGACGTGATCGTGAAGCGGTGGGAGACGCTGACCGGCAAGAAGGCCACACGCGAGGAGGTAAAGCATGGGAAAACGCGGACCGCGTAAACAGCCGACGAAGCTCCGGCTCCTCCGGGGCGACCCGTCGAAGGAAGGCCAGCACGCAGGCGAGCCGGTTCCGCCGTCCGGCCCCCTGGACGCCCCCGCGCACGTTACAGGGGCGGCGCTCGAAAAGTGGCGCGAGGTCGCACCGCAGCTCCAGGCCATGCGGATTCTGACGACGGCGGACCGCGAGACGCTCGCACGCTACTGCCTGTACTTCGAGCAGTTCCTGAAGTACGCGGACCAAGTCCGGAAGGGCCTCGACGTTCTCGTGATCCGCGACGACGCCGGGAAGGTGAAGTACATCCAGAGCACGCCGGCCGCCACGATGTTCGTGAAGCTCGGGCAGTCGATGCTCAGGATCGAGCAGGAGTTCGGCCTTACACCATCAGCACGCGCAGGGATGAGCGTTCAGAATGTCGAAGAAAAGGATCCGTTCGACCAGTTCCTCCGCGAAACCTCGTAAGCCGCGCACCGCCAAGCCGGACGCCAGGCCCGAGGCCGTGGCCGGGTTCACCTACGAGCAGGCCCGCGCGAACAAGGTGATCCGGTTCGTCGAGTCCTTCTGCCAGATGTCCAAGGGGGAATGGGCCGGCCGGCCCATGCAGCTCCTGGAGTGGCAGAAGCGCGACATCATCGAGCCGCTGTTCGGCTGGGTCGACGCGGAGAAGCGACGCCGCTACAGGACGGCCGCGATCTTCACGCCGAAGAAGAACGGGAAGTCGACGCTGTTGTCGGCCCTGGCCCTGTACCTGACGGTCGCCGATGGCGAGCCCGGGGCCGAGGTGATCTCCGCGGCGAGCGATCGAGCCCAGGCCGGGATCATCGCCCGCGAGGCCGCCTCGATGGTCCGCTCGTCGCCGCACCTGGCGAAGCGGCTGGAGGTGATCGACTCGCGGAACACGATCGTCCACCGGGAGAGTGGCTCCAGGTACACGGTGATCAGTGCCGACGGGTTCCGGGCCGAGGGCTTGAACGCCTCGGCCGTCCTGCTGGACGAGGCCCACGCGCAGCGTGACACCAGGCTCTACGACGCCCTCCGCTACGCCGGGGCCGCCAGGCGATCGCCCATCGTGATCTCGATCAGCACGGCCGGCTACTCGCGCCAGCCTGGTGACCTGTGGTGGCAGCTCTGGCAGTACGCGGAACGGGTCCAGGCTGATCCGTCCGTGGACCCGTCGTTCTTCGGGAAGATCTACCGGGCCGACGAGGACGCCGCCGACTGGTTCGACGAGCGGCAGTGGTTCAAGGCGAACCCGAGCCTCGGGACGACGATCTCCCTCGACTCGTTCCGGGCCGACGCCCTGGAGGCGAAGCAGAACCCCGCGAAGCTCAACGCCTGGCTCCGCTACAGGATGAACGTGCCCACGGAGACCGACTCCAGGTGGTTCGCCCCCGAGGCCCTGGCCGCGTGTGTCGCCGATCCGCCCGAGCCGCTCGACGGCCGGCCCTGCTACCTGGGGCTCGATCTCGCGTCGAACATCGACCTGACCTGCGCGGCGTTCGTCTTCGGCAACCCCGACGGATCGTACGACGTCGACCCGCTGTACTTCGTGCCCGAGGCTACGGTCGCCGAACGCGAGCGGAAGGATCGGATCCCGTACTCCCAGTGGATCCGCGAAGGCTGGGTGATCGCCACCGACGGCGCCCGGCTCGATCACGACCGCGTCGCTGCGGCGATCGCGGACTATGCCACGAGACACCACGTCCGGAAGGTCGGGGCCGACCCGTGGAACCTTGGCAGCGTGGCGACCCAACTTCAGCGGGCAGGGCTCGAAGTGCAGGCTATACCGCAGTCGATCGGCTCCTTGACGGGGCCGTCGAAGTTCCTCGAAGGGCTCGTGGCCGCGCGCAAGATCCGGTGGCGCTCGCCGGTCCTGACCTGGAACTTCGGGAACGTGCAGCTCGCCGAGGACACCAGCGGGAACATCAAGCCGGACCGGGGACGCTCGACCGAGAAGATCGACGGAGCAGTCGCGACGATCATGGGCCTCGCGCTCGCGATGACTGACACAGCAGGGCAGGCCGACTCCTGGGACATCGTCGCACTATGACCGCGAAGAAGCAGCCCGCCGCCCGAAGGCCGTCCCGGCGCAAGCCGGCCGCGAAGCCGCTGGAGTTGCGGTCGATTCCCACGGGCTGGGCGCTCGACGGATACCACGAGATCGCCCCACACACGGCGATCCGGGTGACGGCGATCCTGGCGTGCGTTAGGTTCCTGGCGCAGTCGCTGGCCTCGATGCCGCTGCACATCATGCGGACGCTGCCGAACGGCCGCCGCGTGAGGGCCGAAGACCTCCCGGGCGACACCTACAGGGTTCTGACCAAGCGGCCCAACGGCTGGATGTCCTCCTACGAGCTGACCGAGCTCGTGATCCATCACACCGCCCTCTACGGAAACTCCTACTGCCGGATCGTGGGCGGTGAGCGTGGGTTCCTCCAGTCGCTGGAGCCGCTGCATCCGTCGCGGATGACGGTCAGCCGGCTGGCCGACAAGTCGCTGTCCTACTCGTACATGGGCGACGGGAACGAGTCGCGGATTTTTTCGCAGGACGAGATCCTTCACGTCCGATGGCTCTCCGATAACGGCTACCTCGGGATGGTGCCTGCCGAGCTGTGCGGCACGTCGATCGCCCTGGCCCGCAAACTCGACACCGCCGCCTCGGCCTACTGG